AAAAGCTAATTAAGAAAAAAGGATGGCAACCTATGGAGACTAGCGGAGTTGGTGGTGCTTGGTTTGGTGGTAAATCACATTATACACTTGCTGACTATGTGCCTAGAAAAGTCTTTAATAAAGCCAACCTTGAAGACATAGATTTCTTAGTACTTGGATGGAGGGTGTAATGAGTAAAATATTTAAAGTAACGTGTAGTTCTACAACTTACACACATTATTGGGTCAAAGCAGACAATGAAAAACAAGCTGAAGAAAACTATTTTGATTTTGTAACATGTGAAGATGATCCTACATATGGCGATAATGATGAAGAGATCATGGAGACTGTGGAAGTTAAAGAAGTTCTTCCTAAACATGAACAATATCAAAATTGGTTAAAAAATTGTCCCGTAAATTATAATCAAGATAGTACTGATGATGATGGGGATGATGAAATTCATGTTGTTGGTTTTGTAGTTCCAAAACTAAAGGGAGAAAGCTAATGAGTAAAAAAGATTACACAGTCAAGTTTGACGTTAACATTTGGTTTGATAGAAACTTTTCTATTGAGGCTAGTTCTCAAGAAGAGGCTGACAAAAAAGCTGAACAGTTAATGAATAAAATTCAAGATGATTTTAATAATACAATGCCCGCAAACGAAAGTGTATTTGATAAATCTAAACCTAAACAATTTCTTGAACAATTCGATGAATGGGTTTTTGGAGATTGTCAATTAGATACTGTTTATGTTGAGGAGGATTAAATGGGTAAAGTTTTTATAAATTTCAATGGGGAAGAACAAGACCCAAGATGGAACTATTTAAATGGTTCTTATCCAACAACTAAAGAAAGAGCAAGGGAGCAATGGGAAGAAATATCTATTGCTCTTTCGCCTGAGTGTATTGCTGAAGATGGAGAGTTAAGTCCACGTCAGCAAGACATCAAAGAGAGGGGCATCCATGAGGATGCTCGTCTTTTATATCAACAGTTCAAATGTCCAAGAGACATCACGTCTGATGGAGACATTGAACAATATTGGGAGACTAAGAAAGTGGTTACACACATAGACTATACTTATAAAAGAAAAAATGGTGGTACAACTTTGTGTTATGGCACTCTAGAAGAGGACAGTAATTTTGTCCTCGCATGTGACAATGAAAATCTAGATGGTGTTTGGGCAGAAAGAGACCACGAAAAGCAGAAAACTTGGAAAGATGTTTGTGAACATTTAGAAAAGGTTTATGACGAAAACATCGAACAAATAGAGACTTGCTGAAAAAACAAGCCTTTTTAAGAGCCATACAGACGGGTTAAAGATACTCGTCTGTATGATTGTACCCCTCAATTATGGGGCATTCCTCTCATTTGGATAGTGTATCCACACTCCAAACATTCCACCGCAGTACATTCAAAATCGAGATCATCATAATCAGGAGATCGTTCCACAATTGCTTGACCTATATCAGGGTCTAAATGAATACTCCAATTAATAGAGTTACATTCATTACAAGCTAGATGATACTTCTTTGCTCTTTTGAATTTAGGTCGAATAACTTTTCCCATTAAAAAACTCCATCCATTACACATTGTAATATACTAATCGCATCAGCCTCGTCTTCTGTCTGAGGGTCTAGATCAGGATACTTCTCGACAACTGCTTGTCTGACAATATCCTTTGATGCAATTCCAATCCCGCACATATGTTTCTTGATAGTGGTAACGCCAATTGATCTGTACGGGATAGACATCTCTTCACAGACAGACATCAAGACACCTCGCAACTCTCCATAAATCTGTCCCGCATAGGTACCACTATGTCTTTGGACTAATTCAAAACCTAATTCTTCAATGGGTTCTATCTCATTAAACAATTCTATTAAATGTCTTCTCATCATGAGAGGTCTCATCCCACCCCCACTTATTCTAGCTTTAGATGTATCAAATCTGATGTGTCTAATGACTGAATCTTTTCTCCAAGCAACCCCGCAAAGAGTTCCTATATCAACACCAACTAATGTTCCCATTTATACCTACAATTCCAAGTGTTTTTTGTCCGCAGCGAACTCAGTAAAAGTTTTTTTATTAAAACATTATAGACACCAACATAGTCTGTCAACGTGTCTGTGTCTACCACTATAATCTGATGCACCTTCACAGCAAATTAGGGCTTCTCCAGTTAAAAATTAAATTATTAAGTTGAGATTTGGACACTATTATAATGTCAGACTTTGTGATCCATGACAGTAATGACAGTAAAGTACAGTAAAACAGTAAACATATACCTATTATTATTATTATATATTACTACTTAATTAGATATTTACTGTACTTTACTGTCATACTGTCAGTAAAATAGAATTTATCCCGTAAAAACAAACACTTATTCTCCCGCTTTTACCGACAGTAAAACTTTTTAATGACAGTAAAAACCCGTTTACTGTCATTAATCTAGTATTCCAAGTGCAAAACCTCAACCAAACACCACCCAAAGTCTGATTTACTGACAGTAAAACCATAATTAATGACAGTAAAAATTCTTACTGTCATTAATTTGCTTGTTAATTAATTATAAATAGTTCAACATTATGGATGGACATTCAATTAAAAGGAGATTATAATCTACAGATTGACAGAACTAAGGAGAGAAGAAATGTACAATAAAAAAATAGTTGATTTTAACAATCACTTGTTGGAAGACCCAAAAGTTAAAAGAAAACATAAGCAGAATTTAAAACCTCAAGAGTTTGGGGATTACTGTGAAGATGAATTTAATAATCTGGTCAGTAATTTAAAAGATAAAAAAACTTCTGAGTATAAATTTGAACCCCTACCAAAGGATCAACCTAATACATCTCAAGAAATTCAAGAACATTTACGAAGAGAATATGTCATAGCTTTATTGACTACAGAAATGAAGATGCATAAGGCTAGGCAAACTCGTATGGATACTGATATTCAACGATATTTTAATTCATCACCATTACGAAATGCTTTTTCAAGGTGGATGGTCTATGGCTACTTAGTTAATAAGCCTTATAACATAACCACTTTATGTGATGAAATGGGTGCGGATAGAAAAACAGTAAGCATTATGATTAAAGAGTGTGAAGCTGAGGGTTGGATACAAACTATTAAATCTAATGGTCAGTTATTTTGTTTAGCATCTCCGCCACTAGTAGATAAAATGGAAGATTATGTAAAATGGCGAAGAAAATTAGCTAAAGATACAATCGGTGTAGCATTCTCTGCATTGAAAGCCTTTGAAGATTTAATGAGTATTGACACCACATCAGATAGTAAACATTCAACTGAGCTTTAGGTAATTAAACACTATAGTATTCCATGTCACTCCCTATATTATCAATCATGACAGATTGAATTTTATAGGGAGATTTTTTTATGGAAAATCAACAAGAAATACATCCAACCTTTACTGACATTACATGTGAAAAGTGTGATGGCTTAGGCTTTATACTTCAAGAAGATGCATGGAGACCTAAACCTTGTGAATGTATGGAAGATGCACCTGAGATAGTAGAACCTTTTCAAAAGAAATAATTATTTTTTACAATTTTCTTTTGTTAAAGTTCCATCAAGGGTGGGATCACACCTCACAAATATAGGGGTTTTATCTCCCATCCAAGCACCACAAACATTGTAATCCATCCACTCAATGGCTTCCTCATATTCCATGTGTTGATCTTTAACTAATATATCTACACATTTATCATAGTCGTAACAGACAATGTCTTCCATGTTGATACGAGACCCGATGCCAATGATCGCTTCATTGAAACCATCAGCTATAAGATAATCCATGTCAGACATTGTCTGTTAACCACTTGTCTATAGCATCTCTAATAATACTTGCGGCGGATATGTGAGTCTTGCCAATTTTACGTTCCTGATGTGCAATATACTGCAACTTTTCTAACTGTGTCTTCTTTAGTAAGGCATTGTAAATTACTGTAGGTTCTCCAATTGTATTTGGGCGGGGCATCTAATTAACTCCTGTGTTTATGTTTGCTTCTTTAAGTTTCTTTTGATCTGGTTTATAAAAGGTGTCTTCTAAACCCCATCCCGCAGACAACCATGCTTTTCCCTTGTCTGAAAAATGTAAACCAAATCTAGCTCTGACTGTTCCTTGATCAACTCTGCCCACAGTTGAATTTGGAAAAGCCTCGGATATTCTTCTGGACAACCAGACCGCTGAGACTTTTGAGTTCTTAGCTTGATCGCCTCCGAATTGTTTTAATAAGTAACCACGATAGGCAGACACAATGTCTCCATTTTTTATGGCACATAAATTATTAGTTGATGTGATTGCCTCATCCAGAAAACCACGAAGCGGATCCTGTTCTAGTTTTATTTCTTCCTGCTTAGAAATCAGACACGTTGGAATCTGAAATTGTCCACGTCTTCTTATGTCTGCAAGTCTGTCTACCATTCTGTTTAAGATTGCGGGTAGCTCTGCTTCTAGCTCATCTTTTAATTTTTGATTTTCTGCTGAGGCTCCGATCACAGTATCCATCGGGACAAAGATCATCCTATCATAGACTGCATCTGACGTATCATCAATCTTAGGTAGTGAGTTTCCCGCAAGACCAACTGTTAAATTAAGTCTGCCCTCAAAAGGTTTTTCAAATTTAATCTTTATGGAAAGCGGTTCGTTTGTAATGACACGTTTAATAACACTATCATTCATAACGGTTCCTACCTTAATCTCATCAGAAAGCCATACCGCTTTATTCATTAATGCCTCTGCTCCAAACCCACTTAGTTCTTGTAGGTCTATGGCAGTTGCTAATTTTTCTCCGAAGATTTGACGTGGTACATCCAGAATTGTAGATTTGCCTGTACGTCTTTCTCCATAAAGGAACAGACATTTAGACAAGGCTCTAGGTCTATTGTGTCTGTACAATGTAGTTCCCATCCATTCTTCAACCAAAGTAATCACCTGTGATCTCTCAACAGGATTTTCAAAATGTGCAAATAGTTTTTCTAATGATGAATCCCAGACAGGACACTTGCCACCACTAACCCAATCAACATTCAACAGGTTGTCTTCTCTGAGATACCATTCTTTCTTAACTGTCACAGTCTGACCTTTATCCAAGTCGTAAGCTATCAGGTTCTTACATATGATAATATTCCTGACGTTACCCCACGGAACTTCAGCCATGTGAACCCTCATCATCAAGCCTTCCAGAACTTCTGATCTAAATTGTTTGGTTGGTACCAGATTAATTGCAGATCGAAACCATTCGTCTATGTCTGTCTTGATGTCCACAATGTCTGCCACTTTCCATATTCCCTGCTTCGCTGCGTAAAGAAAAAAAGCATCATTATTGTGAATTAAATCAGACCCGTTCTGTCTGAAGTTTATAAGTAAAGCATCTATACAATGTCCGAGAATGTCTCTGATGTTAGGTCGTCTGCCAAGAGCCTGTGCAGTTTGCACCTGTTGTATAATATGAGTCGTTGGATCAGCGGGGTTTGGTGCTAATGTCATTGTGAATGTTTCTCCCATGCCCAAGCAATAATATTTCTGCACTCATATTCATTTAATGTGCATCCATATTGAGCTAATGTTTTGAGTTGTACTTCTGGGTTAACAGACTGTCTTGTCCAGTAACCCGCTAATTTTGTGACACAGTTATGTCTACCACCAAATTCATTGTCTGCACCTGAGATAGAAAGGTTGTCTATAATTCTCTGCCAATCCGATGCTGACTTAGATATGCCCATGCCCTCTGTTATGTTGTCGATCAATCTTTCATAGGGATCCATGTTTGTTTCTAGAAAGTTTTCAAAGTCTGACAGGTTGTAATCTTTTAATTTGTCACATTGTATTGCCTTGACATTTGATGTCTCAATAGGTGGGTCATATTTAAAGTTTATGCTACCTGGAATTCTAAGTGTCGAAGCTGAGTGAGTAGGGGCGGGATCGCCACCTAATATATTACATAACTTTCTCATTATGTTTTGGCATTGTGAAATACCAACCTGATCTTCAATAGGTTTAGCAAGTCTCCAATATAAATGTATGCCTCTGCCTGAGTTAATACAAAAAGTTGGTCTTAAATCTTTGCCTTCTCTTAAAATTTTTGGAACAACACCTGTGTCTATGTCTATCCATAAATGATTGATGGCTACAACGTCTGCCTTGGTACAAGTTCGACTTTCACCATCCATACTCGACTGTCTTAAATGGACACCTCTTTCATCTGTCTCCATTCTATATATCCATTCTAATAAAGAACTTAGGTTGTCTGACCTAAACATCTCTCTGCCTTTGTCCTGTGTTTCAAAACTTAAAACTCCAGACGTTTTATGTTTGTAAAGTGTTTTTAAAAAATCAGCAATCAGGGATTGGTTCATGAGGTTCCTCTCTAGACGTGTGTCTATAATATATTATTGTCTGTCGTCTGACCATTAATATTTTTTTATAAACTTGTCAACTATGCCATAGTAAAAAAATTTGGTTCATGCGAGAAATATTGAAGAGTGTCTCTCCTTCCTCCCTTGGCACTCCTGTCAGTCTAAGAAATCCCTAGTATTTATTTACTGGGGATTTTTTATTTTATTATCCTGTTGACAACAGACAGGATATAATATTATAAAGGTTGTATTGACAGACTGAAAAATACACAAACGAACAAAGGGAGTACCATGCAAAACAAGATATCCTTAGCACTTGAACCTAACATGCGACTGCATATATCTGGTTCAAAAGATCCAAAGATCACTCAACTATTTAGTAAAATACCTTTTTGTAATTTCCTGCTGCAAGAAAAAAAGTGGGTAATTAAAATGGAACGTATGAGTAATGAACAATGTCTAACTGTCTACACTCATATAACTAAAACTTTTCATGATGATATAAAGAACATCGGTCTCATCATGGATGTTAACCAACCAATGCTTGACCACATGAACCAATGTTCAATGTATTATAAAGCAAAGAACTTAGAACTTAAAAAGAGAGTTACTAATGATTGGTCAGAGAGCCTCGATAAGTTTGGTGTTACACCATATGACCATCAGATAGATGCCGTATGCCATTGGATTGACAATAATGGTAGATCATTATTGGGGCATGAGATGGGTACGGGTAAAACTATTTCAGCAATCCTTTCTATTAATGCAATCAAAGCTAAGAGAGTTGTAATCTTCACACCCGCTAGTGTGATGATGCAATGGGAAAAAGAAATTAAAAGATTGTTGCCTGATTACACACTTTATATATACCCTAACATCAAAGGAGTTGGAGATGACGGAAGAGAGATATTACTCGTATCATATGCGAGAGCCGAGCCTTACAAAAAGTCGCAAAGCAAAGCCACTTGGAAAGCTGAGTACATTATCTGTGACGAATGCCATTACATTAAAAACCCCAAGGCAAAGCGGACTAAAGCGATTGTACAATTGGCTAAGACTTCTGATTACTTCATAGGTTTATCAGGCACACCAATAATAAACAGACCCGTAGATTTATATTCCCCATTAAACATTATATCACCTAGTGAATTCAATAATTGGTATCAGTTTACCAAGGCTTATTGCAATGGGCATATGGGTAAATTTGGATATGTTGCAGACGGATTGTCTAGGAAAGTTGAATTACATTCTAAACTATCTCGTCATATGCACAGAGTTACAAAGGATGACTGCCTCGACCTGCCCCCTAAAGTGAGGTCGGTCATCCCTTGTAAGTTACAATTTAATCAGGACTATTATGAAACATTTCAAGAGGCTTATGCGGAACTTGGTGTACATAAATCAGTAGAGGCATTGTCTTGGATTAATGACTTCATGGAATCTAATAACGAGAAGTTAGTTGTCTTCACTCAACATGTAAATCCCGCTGAATTAATTTTTTATAACTTAGCAACAGAGGGCAAGAAACATAAACAGGTTGACTTACTTACGGGTAAGACAACCAAACAAGATAGAGATGCTTACATATCTCGTTTCCTAGATCCAAAGTCTGACAAGCGGATACTTATTCTTACGTTAGGTGTTGGATCAACAGGCTTAAACTTACAGAAAGCTAACAATGTCTTGATGGTTGAGACATCATTTTCTCCAATGGAAATGTTACAAGCTGAAGATAGGGTACATAGAAATGGTCAGACTAAATCATGTTCTATAAATTACTTGGTTGCTCAAGATACCTTTGATGAAAAACTTTACAGTTTATTAGAAAAGAAAATGGGTATGAGTAATGCCGTTGTTGATGGCGATTTCAAAAATGATCTCAATGTCTTTGAAGAACTTAAAAAGGAGATAGCAAATGGCTAGATCTTTACCATCCATACAAGCCTCTGAGGTTATGATCTTCGATACTCTTACAATTAACAACCACACCAATGGTCAAAAGGTAGTCGTTAAAGGTTACGACATACATGATCGTGATTTAAAAGGCGATCTTATGGAGTGGTGGTTTGAATCAAAGACAGTCCCTCTTAAAAATTTAGAGACTTTAAAGTCAGGCGATCTTTTATTTTGGAATGACGGAGAACTTACACCCGTACCATTCGATACCGCACAAGAGAATGTAAGAGTTTTTAGTAAGGTTTTTAAATAGATGATTTTAAATACAGAACAATTAATATTAAATAACATTAGTAAGAACTCGGACAACAAAACATGGGGCGGGCACGACAGAAAGAAAACTGTTGGTGCTTCTGCCGTAGGTGGTTGTCTGAGATCAATTGTCTATGACAAACATAATGCACCAACTGATAAAGATTTTGTCCAAGACTTAGGAGCCGCCGAACGTGGCAACATGGTTGAGGATTGGGCAGTACCATCCATGCAACACAGTCTGAAAGACAGTCAGGTTGAATTAATATGGGCAACTGATGATGGTCAAGAAACATTAGTTGATATAACTAATTATCAAAGTGCTACACCTGACGGCTTGTTTATTTCTAGAGATGTCTTTGAGGTTGAAGAAGAAGATGGATCAAAGAGATTTACTAAATGTTTATACAATGAATTAAAGTCAATTGATCCACGAGCCTTTGAACATTTAAGAGAACCAAAGTTTCAACATAGAATGCAAGTGCAACAAGGTATGGATTTGGTTAGAAGAACGACAGACTATTTTCCTACTCATGCGGTTATCACTTATATAAATGCAAGTTTTGTAAATCAAATTAAGTCTTGGGTTATACCTTTTGATGAGATGATTGCAACAGGTCTAAGAGTTAGATCATCATCTGTATTTACTAAATACTCCCTGGATAATTTACCAGAACCAGAAGGAAAAATAGAAGGTGGTAAGGAGTGTATTTACTGTCCATACAAGAATGCATGTCTAGACACAGAGGTGTCTAGTATTCCAAGAGCTGAAGGATCTAATTTTTCTGAGGCAATTACCAACAGATTACAAGAGAAAGTTATTGCTAGGCATAATCTTAATAATGAAGCTAAGGCAAAGACAAGAGAAGTTAAACAATTAGAACAGGATATAAAAGAAATTCTTAAAGAGGCAGATAGTAAAAAGATTTCTGCTGATTGGGGATCGGTGTCTATGTATTCGCAGAAGGCACCAATGAGGTATGATAGGGATAAATTTGAAAAGGCGGGGTTGGATCATCGTGACTTCCAAACTCAAGGAGATTATTCGCCACGCCTATCGATTACCTACCGTACTACTTAGTTGACAGACTGAAGAAACACACAAACAAACGAAAGGAACATTCAAATGAATGAAATCACAACCCCTACCTTTGATGTATCAAATATCGATAACATTGTAAACCAATTGTCTGAGGTAGCAGACGAACTTAGTGTTGGTGGTGTCCAATATATTAAATTTAAAAAGGGCGAATGGGTCATCGGTAAAGCCGAAGATACCTTTGCTGATAATAAATTTGAGGCATTGGTAAACCTAGCTATGGTACAGAATGGTTGGGTCTGTTGGAAAGATGGACAATTAGTTGATGAGCAATGGAGTAATCTTGGAGACCCCAAGACAGACAAAGCTGATCTACCTGATCATGGTCCATACACACAACAGAATGATGGATGGTCTTACAACGTAAGATTTGAAATGCAAATTCAACCAACACTTGGAACAGAGAATCATATCCTCGCACAATTCACAGGCTCTTCTAAAGGAGCAATGAAAGCCGTGGGAGAAATGGTTAGAGAAGTTGTTCAACAAAAGAAGACAGGGCAATTTGAAGGTCAGGTTCCAATAATAATGTTTCACTCTGACAGTTATAAACATAGTCAATATGGTAAAGTACATATTCCTAAGTTGTCAGTTTCAAGATGGATGGATCAGGCAGATACTGTTCCTGTTCAAGGTTCTAAACAAGAGCCTGAGACAAAGCCAAATCCAAGCACAAATATTCCTTTAGAATAATGGATGATCTGAAATCGGTATTGGGTGGGGGCAAGGCTCCTACCCCATTCCATGATTTTATGTCTGGGGTGGAACTGAATTATATTACTGATGATGCAGGTGTTAAGAAGTTAACAAAGTATTATAAAAAATTATTAGAAAAAAATCACAGTTGGGATAACCCTCTACTTATTTCAGTAGACGTGGAAACAACCGCTGATGAAAGTCTTATTAAAACTTACGAAGATAAACAGAAAGAATTTGTAGATGTCTCTGAAAAATTTCATTCGTTCCCAATTCTATCCAAGTGTACAGAGGATCAGAAGACGGCTCGCAAGGAAACCCAACAAGAGATGGCGATATGTAGATCAGACCTCAATGCACAAGCAAAACATGTCAAGCGAGCAGGTCTCAACGTCTACACAGGACAAGTCAGACTCCTCCAAATCTACAACGGGGAAGAAGTTCACGTCATAGACAGATGGCATGTCTCGGTACCTGTATTTCGTGAGTTGGGTGATGTGGTTTTAAGTACAGACAAATGTATTTGGCTCGCACATAATGCACAGTTTGATGTGAAGATGTTGACACAACACGGGATTACACCCGCACGACATCCTCATTGTACTCTATTACAAGCACAAGCACTTATAAGTCTAACACAAATTAGAAAAGGTTTAGCTTACAGATGTGCTGATGTCTTAGGTAAAGAGCCTAGTAAGACACAACAAGCCTCTGATTGGTCTAAAGATCCTCTTGATGATGAACAAATTCGATATGCAGCAGGAGATGTGGTAGCCACATGGCAATTACATTTTGAGCAAATGAAACTCATACAACAAAGTAAGAGAATTCCTAGTGAACAATGTGAATGGATATATGATTTATTAAGGTCAAGTATTAGAGCCGTGAATGAAGTTATGGTTAATGGTATTGGATTTGACAAACAATCACATACAGACTTAGCCAATGATTTAAAGGCAAAAGATTTAGAAGGCAGACATAAAGCACTTGAAATGTTTAAGCAGTATTCTAGTGAGGGTGCTCCTGTTGTAGACAATCCCGCTTCAACAATACAAGTAGCTAATTGGTTAAGGTTTCATTTAAATAAATATCCACCATACACCACAGACAATTGGGTCAAGACAGACACAGGTCAGTTGAAGTGTGGCAAGATTGATTTATTAGAAAACATATCTCAATTACCAACTGAGTATCACCCACCTTTATTAGCAGTTGCTGAGTGGGCAGATGCAAAGAAGAATAACTCTACTTTAGGCACAGACTTTAATAGGTTTATTAATCCAATGTCTGAAAGAATCCATGCAAACTTTAGAATAGGTGGCACGGAGACAGGTAGATTTAGTGTAACAGAGCCTGCATTACAAACTATCAATGCAACTGAAGAGTTCAGACATCTATTTAAAAGTAAAGACCGCCATAGTCTGGTTGTCTGTGACTATGGTCAAATAGAAGTTCGTGTTCCTGCCGCTTTGTCTAACGATAAAGTTCTATTGGGAGCCATTGAAGACGGTCTAGATATTCACACACTAACCGCACGACATTGTTTCAAAGGGGATTATCCCGCTGATTGTAGTGATGATCACTTTAAAACAGGGTCTGGTAAGTGGATGAGACAAGCGGCTAAGGCTTGTATTTTTGGACTTTTATTTGGTCAGGGACCGAGAGGCTTGTCACAAGTGCTGACAACCAATGGGCACCCAACCACATTACATGAGGCTAGTAGAATTCAGCATGAAGTTCTGGATCTTTACGTTGGACTAAAGGAGTGGATCACACAAACAAGAAAGCTATCAGACAACACAGGTTATTTATGGACACCACAAGGTAGAGTGTATTCACCTTTGAGATCAAATCAATTGTTCACAAAGTCTATTAACACACCATGTCAAGGTGGAGCCGCAGAAATTATGTTGTTGTGTCTGAGTAGGTTTCCCAAAATCTGGGGCAATATACCTGCAAAATTAGTACACGTTGTACACGATGAATTAATTGCAGAAGTTCCAGACGAGTTTGCCACCCAAGCGAAAGACATAATGATTGAGACGATGATGTGGGCGGCTACTAAATTATTTGAAAACATACCTCAAACGGGACTTGTCGAGGGCGATATTGGCAAGACTTGGGGCGAGGCAAAATAAGATTGGAATAAGACTAATGAATGAGATGAAGAAGATGTATACCGACAACCAGAATATTTTTCGCAATAGCTTTGCTGAGAGTATATTTAATTTAAAGTACAAACATGAAGGTGCTGAGACATGGGAAGAATTGTCTAGCACTTTAGTTGATGATGTCTGTGGTGGACTGTTACCAAAGTCTGACATCGATCAATTAAAATGGATGATAAGTACTATGAGATTTATCCCTGGGGGTAGATACTTATACTATGCAGGAAGAAAAGCTAAGTTCTTTAACAACTGTTATTTGTTAAGAGGTGAAGAAGACACTCGTGAAGAGTGGGGTCATTTAGCTAACAGAGCAATGTCCTGTCTTTCTAGTGGTGGTGGTATTGGTATAGATTATTCTAAGTTTCGTGGTAAAGGTTCGCTATTATCAAGAACAGGTGGCGAAGCTAGTGGTCCTATAAGTCTTATGTTAGCCGTCAATGAAATAGGTAGACAAGTTATGCAAGGTGGTAGCAGACGTTCTGCTATTTATGCCTCATTGAATTGGCAACATTCAGATGCTGAAGCATTCTTACACTCAAAGGATTGGAAGAGTATGCCTGTAGCAGGAACTGATAAGACAATGGCAGACATGAAAGAAGCAGACTTTAACTTTGCTTGTCCGCTAGACATGACAAACATCTCCCTTAATTGGGACACTAAGTTTATTGAAGACTATTGGAAGACAGGCGAACTACCAGAACTCTGGTATAAAAATACTAGACAGGCATTGTCTTCAGCAGAACCTGGATTTTCATTTAACTTCTTTGAAAACGAGAATGAGACACTAAGGAATGCATGTACTGAAGTAACATCTGAAGATGATAGTGATGTCTGTAATCTTGGATCACTTAACATGTCTAGGATAGAAGACATAAAAGACTTTGCACAATGTACAGAACTAGCAACTAAGTTCCTTGTCTGTGGAACAATGAAAGCTGAGTTACCTTTTGATAAAGTTTACAAAGTTCGTGAGAAGAACAGGAGACTTGGTCTTGGTTTAATGGGTATGCATGAATGGTTACTACAAAGAAAGCAACCATACAAAGTCACAGAAGAGATGCATCGTTGGTTATACATTTATAAATCTGTTTCTGATAAAGTGGCTAAAGAAAGTGCTGATGCATTAGGTGTAAGCAGACCTGTCAAGGTTAGAGCGATTGCACCAACAGGTTCAATTGGAATCTTAGCCGCCACTACCACAGGTGTTGAGCCATTATTTGCCGTTGCATATAAGAGAAGATATCTCAAAGACGGAAAGAAATGGATGTATCAGATGGTTGTAGATAGTGCTGCACAAGAAGTGATTGATCGTTATGGTACAGACCCAGACACAATTGAGAGTGCTCTTGATCTGTCTAGTGATTATGAAAGAAGAATGCAGTTCCAAGCAGATGTACAAGACTACGTTGATATGTCTATATCTAGTACTATCAATCTACCTGCTTGGGGTTCTGAGTTAAATAACGAAGACACAGTCAGACCTTTTGCTCAGACCTTAGCAAAGTATGCTCATCGTCTGAGAGGTTTCACTTGTTATCCTGACGGAAGTAGAGGTGGTCAGCCTTTAGTTTCTGTTCCTTATAGAGAAGCTCGTAAAAATTTAGGAGAAGAATTTGAAGAGGCAGTTGAAACACATGACATATGTGACATCTCTGGACATGGAGGATCATGCGGTGTCTGATGAACAGTATGAAGAACAAACGGAGTTTCCTTTTGAAAGTCATCACAACTATATGGTGCGAAGACTAAAGGAAGAAGAAACTAAAACTGAAATGGTAGATCATCCCCCTCACTACAAAGAGGGGGAGATTGAATGCATAGATTATCTGGAAGATAGTTTAGGTAAAGAGGGATTTGCTTTTTATATAGAGGGAAATATTAAGAAGTATATTCATAGATGGAGACACAAAGGTGGTCTACAAGATTTAAAAAAGGCACAATGGTACCTAGATAGATTGATTAGCAGAGAAGAAATTTAATGAATTACTTTTTGCCTCTGCTGACTCTTATGTCATATCTTAACATGAAGTCTTCTAGTTCCCGTAATGTGGATACTCGTGGGTTCCATTTAGGTGTGTACATATCTGCAAAGGTTCCTGGTCCAAAGCTAGCGGCTTTAGCTAATCCGTGTGGTGTGAAACCTCTTGAGGTCACCCATCCACGGATCTTATGTAAGTATATATCTACTCCATATACCTGTTCATTTTCTTCTGCCATATTATTCCTCCAATTAATATATTTAAATCTTGCATTAATCACATATAAGAGATTATAATCATGTCGTCAAGTTTTTATACTGTTAAAAATGTAGCTACCAAATTGAACCTTGCAATTCCTACAGTTTACCTGTGGATTAATCAAGGAAAATTTGATGGTTGTGTTTACCGTTTTAATAAATCTTGGCGATTTAAGACTGACA